GCGTGATCGGCAGGTATCTAAATATAGGTATCTGGCACGTAAAAGTGTCAATGTCAATGTTATACACTGCCCACATTGGGACGGTAATTTCCGTCTAAGTTCATCTCTACATGGATTGCATATCCAGAGTGGAGATAATTGGTCATCTTTTGATGATGATCAACAGCGTTCTCTGGAAGCCATGAGTGTTCTTTTCAAGCACATTGAAAGGCTTTTGCCTAGGACTGACCATGGTATTGGTCGATCTTTAGATGTTTTAGAAAGTTTTTTGCTTACGTACCACAATATTCGGCGTGTTACAAATCATACTGATTTTATGGTACAGATGATGATACTTTTTAAGCTTGTATATGGTGGACAGAGAATTGCTACTTTGAATAAATGGTTTGCACAGATAAATTCTTTCTTTAAAACGGATTTGGATTCTCCTGTGCAATCCCGAGAGACAGTTATGCTAATGAGATCGTATTTTGATGGTGTATCTAATTGTGTAAACAATCCTTTGTTTAAGAAATCTAGAAAATTATTTTCATTTCTTTTAACACAAGGTTTGTTGACTCAATTTGGTATTTCGCTATCAGAAGAAGATTTCTCCCGTTATGAGATACGTAATTATCAACAGAATTACTCTTCTAAAGTGGATTTATGGTGGTGTATTTTGGATACATCTATAACCTTTTTAGAAAGAGTTGAGGATTATAAAGTAACTGGGAAATTTTCAGATTTTATACATGGACGAGATAAATATACTGAATGGTTAGATAAGACCGATCGTCTATTAGCTTTAGCTCCTTTCACCGGTAACCTCGAAGCTCATGGAACAAATGCTTTTACATTTCGTGCAGAAGTTGCAGAGCAAATTGAAATAGGGCGTGCTATGATATTGCATACTAAGACAATGACTAACACTACTAATAGTATGATAGTATCTAAGTATAATCAGCTTCAATTATTGCAGGCCACTGAAGTGACCCGGAAGGCTGCGCAACAGGAGCGTCAAGCTCCTTATGGAGTTCTTGTAAACGGGAAATCTAGTATCGGGAAATCATCTTTTACTAAAATGTTATATTATTATTTTGGTAAACTATTAGATTATCCTATTGATGATTCTTTCTTGTTTGCTAGATCACCAACTGATGAATTTTGGAGCGGTTTCGATACCAGCAAATGGTGTTTACGTTTAGATGATGTCGCCTTTTTGAATCCAGATAAAGCAATGATGGATAAAACATTGGAGGAAATTTTGAATGTTATTAATAATGTACCTTTTAACCCTCCTCAAGCTGCTTTAGAAGATAAAGGTCGTACTCCTGTTCGTGTGGAATTATGCATTGCAACTACTAATACAAAAGATTTAAATGCTAGTGCATATTTTTCATGTCCTTTGGCAATATTACGTCGTTTTCCGATGGTTATTACATTAGAAGTAAAACCTGAATATCGTCAGGATGTGATTCAGGTTGGTGAGGTTCTTCGAGCATCCCCTTTTATTGATCCACAGAAGTTGCCTGAGAATTTAGCCGGATGGCCGGATTTTTGGAGAATCATTGTTGAGAAAATAGTACCAGATTGTGCTGAAGGAGAGGGCAAAGATTATGCGAGAATTGTTCCATACAAAATATTTGAAGATGTAAATGAATTTTTAGTGTTTTTTGGAAAAAGTATTTTGGAACATAGGAAGAGACAAGATAATGCCATGAAAAGTGATAAAGTAATGTCAACATTAACTGTTTGTAAGGATTGTTTGAGAACGTATACAGTTCATTGCGATTGTCAACCTTTACAGGTGCAGAGTCGTGATCGTATAGTTTCTTATTGTCGGACAGTTTTTAATTTTACAGACGATGTTTGCCGTGAGATTTTTATTAGAAATTGGTTTCTGATAAAATTTATTGCTATTTTAACACATTTGGTTGTTTTTATGTTAACATGGTGGGATTCATTGTCTCAGCGACTCTATTATTCTTGGAATGGTAGTCATTTGGTTGCAGAGTCTTTATGTTTTTCATGTTGGAAACCAACTTCCATTTGCGAATGTTCTTTAATTTTGCAGAGCCATGATTCTGATGATAATTTTTTTCATCGCAATGTAGCGTCTCGTATAGCTTGTTATTCCCGCCGTTTTTATAGATTTGTTTCACAAAGTGGAATATATGCTTTTAATCTTATTTTGCGTGCTCATACGTATTATTGTTGTTGTAGTTTTACTATAACCCTACTTAAATATGCAGGCCGATATCATGCCTTGCGCATGTTAACTTCACGGTATATAGTACCTTTTTTGGAAAGTAGACAACAACTGATAATTTTGGGAGAATGGTGTTCTGTTATTAAAAAGGAAAATATTCCACGTGTGCTCGCCGCATTAGGCCTATGTTTATCGCTTTATGCTACGTATAACTTTGTGAATAAAGGAAAGAGTGATAAAGATTTGAATATACAAGGTGATGAAAATACTCAGCAAATTATTGATAATAGGTTTGAAAAAGAAACGAGTGAGAATGTTTGGTATAAGAAAGAAGTTTCTTTAACCTCATTTGATATTCCGTTACCATCGAGGAGTCTTGCAAAGGCACCTCGTGAGCAGTTAATTGGAATGTTTCAAAAGAATTGTGTCAAGTTGCAAATTCGTTTTTATTGTAAAGAAAGACAGGTAAATATAATTAAGGATATTTGTGGTGTCTTTGTTAAAGGACAATACTTGTTAACCAATAATCACGCTTTTCCTGAATTGGATTTAGGAGAGGAGTCAAAAGGTAAAACATATGATGTTACTATTATAATGTCTGATGTTTCTGCTGGTATAACTCCGAATGTGCGTTTTAGACTTTTTCCTGAAGATATTTGTCGTCTATCTGGCACTGACTTGGCAATGGTATTGGTTCGATCTGTGCCCCCTTTTAAGGATATTTTGAAGTATTGGACAGAAAAAGAAAATGGGGATGTTTCATTAGGTTTCTTTCTGCGACGCAATGAACAGGGTCTAATTGAAGATGGTGTTGTGCGTGCTGCAACTTTGCAACATATTCATCTGGAGCAATTGCAAATTGATTCTATGATTTATATGGCACATATAGACACGTTGACTCGCGAGGGTCAGTGTGGTTCCATTTTTGTTAATCAAAGCCCACGTGGACCTTTTATTGTTGGTTTACACTTACTAGGACGCAATAATACTGTTGGGTTTATGAGCGTGACTCGCTCATCTATTGATCAATTGATTTCTATGTGTGATGACATATTAGGCAGGATGATAATTTGTGGGAGGTGAGCCAACGTTGAATGTGTCTGATTCGAATTTCGCTATATGCGGTTTACATCATAAATCTCTTGTAAGATATTGTGAAGATGGGACTGCAAATGTTTATGGAACACTGAAGGGATTTCGTGTTAACCCACGGTCGAAAGTGTGCTTGACGCCTGAACATACTCGTGTTAGTTCTTATTTTGAATATGATGTTAAACATGGACCACCTAGCATGAAAAACTGGAAACCTTGGCGCAATAATTTGCTTGATATGATTCATCCTTCTTTTCAGCATAGTAGGTGTGAGATCCATACGGTAGCAAAATCCTTTCTTCAAGATATATATCGTGGTCTACCACTGAATTGGGAGAAGCGTCTTCATAAGCTGACACGCTATGAAGCTGTTAATGGTATACCTGGTGTTAAGTTTATTGATTCAATTAAGAGGAGTACTTCTATGGGTCATCCTTGGTGTAAAACCAAAAAAGCTTTTCTTATTAATTCGCCGAGTGAGTTATACCCAGATGGTATAGATTTCTCTTCAGATGTGTGGCGCAGAGTTGATGAAATGGAAGCCAAATATAGGAATAGCGAGCGAGCTTATCCCATTTTTACTGAGCATTTGAAAGATGAGGCAACTAGTTTCGCCAAAATATCCATTGACAAGACACGTGCTTTTTCTGGGGCTCCAGTTGATATGGGCTTGTTAGTGAGACAATATTATTTATCTTTTGTTAAAATGTTGCAGGAAAATAAATTTGTCTTCGAAGCAGCACCTGGAACGAATCCCGCATCGAGAGAATGGACACAATTTTATGAGTATTTGACAAAACATGGAGCTCATAAAATGATTGCTGGAGATTATGGGAAATATGATAAGAAAATGGTCTCAGATTTCATTTTGGAGGCTTTTTGGATTATCATTGAATTGCATCGTCGCGCTGGATGGAAAGAAGAGGATTTGCAGGTTATGTGGGGTTTAGCTACAGATACCGCATTTCCTTTGATTAATTTTAATGGAGATTTGTTAGAATTTTATGGTACTAACCCTTCTGGCCACCCACTTACTGTAATTATCAATTCTTTGGTAAATAGTTTATACATGCGATGGATGTATCTTCGTCTAAATCCGCAAAAAGAGTGCTTTTCTTTTAAAGAAAATGTCAACTTGATGACATATGGTGACGATAATATAATGGGGGTTAGTGATGCTGTTCCTTGGTTTAACCACACCACAGTGCAGGACGAGCTTGCCAAATTTGGACTGGTTTATACTATGCCAGATAAGGAAAGTTTGTCAGTTCCATATGTTCATATAGACACATGTGAATTTCTTAAACGTAAGTGGAGATTTGATTCCATTTTGGGATACCATGCTTGTCCTTTGAATTTATCTTCAGTGCTCAAGAGTTTGACAGTATGGGTACCATCTTCAGAAATTTGCCCTGAACAGCAGTTTGTGGAAGTTATGGTGAGTGCCAACATGGAAGCTTTCTTCCATGGTAGAGATATATTTGATTTCTATCACAAATTCTTTTTGGACATATTGGAGGACGATAAATATTCAGTGTATTTGCCAAATGGTTTGATGTCATGGGGCGACTTTGTTCAGAAGTTTACTGAGTAGGAGGCTATGGTTCGTGTTCTATGCGGTTATAAGTCGGTCAACCCATTGTCCGTGAAAAGTTGGGGGTTGGATGCAAATTCCAAGAATGGGGCTGATAACCCCATTTAAGTGACTTATATTGCTATGAACACAAGAGGTTTCTCCCACCGTGTAATGGGAGAGTGTCGCGGGCTTGACACTAGAAAGCCCATTCGGATGTTAAATTCCGTCTTATTAGGTTTAGAAATTCAATCGAGTGATGTTATTGATGATTCAGAAAGTGCTTCATATGGAGATGTTTCTTCCGGATCAGATCAGCAAGAAAATATGGTATTTGCGGATTCATCTGCTGCCAATGTTGACAATGTTTCCACATTATCAAATTTTCAACCAGTTGTGGCCATTTCAAAGAATACTGAATTGGGACAATTTTTATCTCGACCAACTTTGGTCGATACAAGAACATGGTCTACTTCTGATTCTATAGGTCCCTTGTCTGGTAATTTCATTTATATATGGCACTCTTTGTTGAGTGATCCTGTTATAAAGAGGAAGATTGAAAATTATGCTTTTATGAAGGCTACCCTTTGTATTAAGATGTTAATTAATGGGACTAAATTTCATTATGGCTGTCTTCGGGCTTCTTATGAACCTCTCTCTGAGGGTTATCCAAAGAGATTCGATTGGCATCCTGTTGGTTTGGGGTTAAGTAATGCTTCACGCATAGCTTATGACCAGACCCCTGGTGCATATTTGGACCCATCTAACAATACTGGTGTTGAAATTAGGGTACCAATGCTGTACAATAGAGAATTTGTACCTCTGAAGTCTGCTAATGATGTTCAAGATTTGGGTAAATTGCGGTGGGTGGTTTTTCATCCTTTGAAAACTGCTAATACAGGAGCTACAACTTCTTTAACCATTTCAACTTATGCATGGCTTGAAGATATTAGCATGTCTGGTTCAACAAATGCTTTAACCTTACAATCTAAGGATGAATTTGATGATGCTGGTGGACCAGTTTCCGCTCCTGCCTTATCTATAGCTAAGGTTGCTAGAAGCATGACTAATGTTCCTATAATTGGAAGATTTGCTAAAGCTACAGAGATTGGAGCTACGGCTGTTGGAGGTATTGCCAAATTGTTTGGTTTTACTGACGTACCCAATATTCAAGATGTACCACCTGCTTCATTATTGGCGGCACCTCATATAGCTAGTTCCCAAGTTTCGGTTCCTTATCAGCCTTTGACTTTACAACCCAAATCTCAAATTAGTATTGATCCGTCTCTCCATGGTTTAAAACAGCACGACGAGTTGGCCATACAAAACATTGTCAGTAAAAATTGTTTTTATGCTGGTACATCATGGTCTACAACTGACAGTGTTGGTACTTGTTTGTTTAATACAGTTGTTAATCCAGCTGTAGCGTGGGCAGGTTCTGTTTCACAAGGCAGTCCATCAACTATACGTGGGTATTGTATTCAACATACTCCTTTATCTTTTGCTTCCCAATTTTTTGAACATTGGCGTGGTGATTTGATTTTCACTGTTAAATTGGTTAAGTCTAAATTCCATTCAGGTCGTTTGCGTATTACATGGGACCCAATGTCTTCGGACGCCAATTCGGTTCCACCAGCCAATACTGTTTATAATACCATTGTTGATTTGTCTGATCAGGATGAATATGAAATCCGTGTACCATGGTTTTATCAGTTGAATTATGCTAGAATACGCGATGTTACAACTAACGTTTGGACTGAAGGAACTACTAATTCTGTTAATCCGACGTTTGATAATGGTGCTTTAAACATTTCTGTTTTGACCAGTTTAGCAGCCCCATTAGCTTCTGCTGATGTAGGTATACTGGTTTATGTTAGGGCGGCGGATAATTTTGAATTAAATAATCCAACAGATCAAAATGTATCATCATTGTTTCAAATTCAATCTAAGGATGTAGTGGATTTTGAGACTCCTAACGCACCTAGAGCTGGTCCTGTTATGAAGCATTATGGTGCTCCCATCAATTCTTTACGTGAATTAGCACGTCGTTCTCGACTTATGGATAGAATACCGTGTCCGTCTTCAACAGCAACTGGTGGTTTTAGACTTCTTAAAACTGCAACTCCACTGCCTCTTTGTAGAGGATATGATCCTAATGGTTTATCAACTGCAACATGTATATATCAAGGGGGTAATTACGCTTTTAATTATATTGCAAGTTCTTTTATTCCTTTATTGATATCACCATATGCGGGAGTTTTGGGATCTTTTAATTACTCTTTTGTATTGGACGCAAACAGTACTAGTTTGGGTTGGGATTGTTATGCTCGAAGAGAAAATACTCGTAAGACTACTTCTAGTACTGTTGGTTCAATCCAAGGAGAAATATCTTCTACTGATTCGTTGAGTTCTCAAAGAAATCAATTGACTCGTTTTAGTGAAGTTGACAATGGTGCTGCTGTTATGTCGTGTCTTGTAAATAATACTTTACAGGTTAACATGCCATATTTGAATAATTATTCTTTTTTCAGTACGGATCCATATCGCCAGCTAGCTGGTACACCGAGTCGATTTCCTGATGGAAACGAGCGAATATGTTTAGAATTTATTGCATGGTTGAAACAATTTACATCACAAGATTCTTCTAAGCGCACTACCTTAGCAACATATGTAGCTGCTGGACCTGATTTTCAGGTTTTGCAATGGGTTTTCCCAGCCACATGTTTTGTTTACACCGCGACAGTATCGCCAGTGTAACAAGGATAGTGCAGAAAAGGCGCCCAAGTGTCAAAAAATCTTTTGACCGCCGTTCTGGCAAAGTATAAAAAATTTCGTTGTGATCGGAATTTTTTCACTCTTTAAATGAGTGTTTTTGTAATCATTGAAAGTCGTTATAAAGACTTCTATTGTGAAAATTTATGCTAATGCATGTACATATAGAGGTCTTTTTAGACCACTACATGTATCCTACGGGTTTATGTAACAATGGAAGTCACATACTTTATAATTATGGTTTTTCTTGATGAAGTCATTT